GCGGGTTTCTTCTTCAGTCGCTTCCCGCGCATCTTGGACAACTGCATCTTCCCACACCTCGTCGGCAGCTTCGACTGCGGGGGTGACAACCCTTTCAGTAGTTCCCTCCTTGAACCGCACATCGGATATTTCGTCGGGATAATCTGCTGGATTGACCGATTTGTATGTGACGGGTTGCAGCTTCTCGATAAGCGCCAAGCCAGTATCGTCGTTCGTGATGTCACGCTTGATTCGCTTGTCAGAATCAACAGTTAAGGCTTGTTGGCAATGGAACTCGGCAATGGAGGTGTTACCCAACGTGATTATATTATCTCCTTTACCAATCGCGCCATAACCGATAACTATTTCATTCAGTATGCTGGCAGCAGATGATGCGCGACTGTAAGAACCTATAAAAACAGATTGAGTTATTTCCTCAACTTCATCCGAACCGGCTGTTCCTGCTGGGTCGTACAAACCGGCACTAAATCCAATAGCTACATTGTTATCAGATACATCTTCGCTGATTGCACCCAATGCACCATACCCAACAGCTACGTTTTGAGACTCGCCTCCGTTGGCTTGTCCCATCGCAAGTGAACCAACCGCTGTGTTGTAATTACCGGCTGCTACCAACACTAATGCGTCTCTGCCAAGTGCTGTATTATCAGTACCCGTTGACGTTTTCAGCGCATTGAAGCCAAGTGCCGTGCAGTTACCACTCGTCGCAAGCGTACTCCCCGCATAATGGCCGATCAGCACGTTTTGTGTGCCGCTGGTGATTGCGTCACCGCAGCGATAGCCAATGGCCAGATTGATCGCATTAGCGTGGTTTTGCAGATTGAGTGCTTCCGTGCCAATTGCTATGGAACTTGCCGCAATGGGAGATTGGTCGGCAGATTGAGTCGTTAATGCGTTAGCACCAATCGCAATGTTATTGTGACTGTTGGTAGTAAGTGCATCCAACGCGTTAAACCCAATGGCGATGTTGTAATCGCCGGTGGTCATTGCGTTGCCAGCATTTTTGCCAATCAGCACATTGCCGGGGCCAGTTGTGAGTGAGCCGCCAGCAGCGTAACCAACGATCACATTAGCTTCGCAAGCTTTTGTCATCGCAGCATCACCAGCGAACGCACCTATTACGGTATTCTGATGTCCTACGCCAGCAGCCATTGCTTGATGACCAACTACCGTGTTGTTCTCACCGTGCCTTGCCGCGTCACTGACGTGCCACGAAGTATCTATGGCACTCCCAGCCAAATAACCAAGCAGCGTGTTGCCACCAGAAGTCGTAATCGCATCACCCGCAAGTCCACCAATGACGGTGTTCTTGACGTTGGCGTTTTGTAGCGCGAGTGCGTCATGTCCAATAGCTACGCAGTAGTCTGCACCAGTTGTTTCTGATCCAAGTGCGTTTGTCCCAATCGCAATGTTGAAATGTTCTGCTGCGTTGGCGGCATCCATCGCACTCCGTCCAATACAAACATTGTAGTCGTTATCTGTGAAATTCTTACCAGCATCTTTGCCTATGCAGACATTAGCTGTGCCATCAAGCACACCAGTACCGCCAGCGTCTTTGCCAATAAACACGCTGTTTTCCATACCTGTGGCGTTTAATGCAGCACCTTGGCCAACTACTACATTGTTAGAACCAGTAATCACCCCAACACCACCGGCTTGATAACCCATGTACACGCTGTTCAAGCCGCCATTCAAATTGAGCGCGGCTTGATAGCCGACTGCTACGTTGTTTGATGAAGCGGTGTTCTGTGCCGCTAACGCACTTTTGCCGATGGCTACTGTTCCGTCTGAACCACTAGTGTCAGCAGTCAAAGCAGCATAGCCAATCGCAACATTGCTGCTTTCTCCACCGTCAGCAGCAAGCATCGCCTCGTAGCCAATAGCAACATTGTAACTGTTGCTGGTCATTGCTGTGCCAGCATTGTGACCCATAACAACATTACCCGTTCCCGTAGTGACGGCATCCAGCGTGAAGCTGCCTATGGCAATGTTGGAGTCGCTACTTGGCGTGGTTCCGTTTGCCGCATATGTGCTGTAATTTGAAACACCAGACAAAGCCCCAACGCCAATCGCGATGTTATGATCTGGATTTGTAGCAGCCGACGCCATATGCATAGCCGCAACGTGTCCGATAGCGATATTAGAACCACTAATCGTAAGGCTACCCAACGCATTATGTCCAACGGCCACATTTGAATTTCCCGCAGTCGTTGCATCCAGCGCGTAGTTCCCCACGGCAATGTTGAAGTTGCCGGTGGCGTTGTCAGAATTGTCGCCAGCAACGTCTGCGGCTTTGAGTGCGCTGTAACCAATCGCAATACAATCATCTGTGGTGGTTGCATAGAAACCGGCCCAAGTGCCAAGAAAAGTGTTTCGACTGCCAGTAGTCTGGTTACCGGTATATGCACCTAAACCAACATTCAGATCACCGCCTGTGAGTGATTCAAAACAACTACGGCCAACGGCTGTATTTCTGTCGCCAGTACAAGCAGCCAATGCACTCTTTCCTACGGCAGTTGTATGCGCCGAACTAACAGCTAATGCTGCTGCACCACTACCCACGGCTGTTGCATTGCTGCCTGTGAATGCGGCTAACGCGGCCTTACCAACTGCGGTATTATCATTCTCACATTGTGCAGATAGCGTTCCTTGGCCAACCGCGACATTCCGAAGACCATCGTTAGATATAGGTAGTGCGTTATCACCAACCGCCACGTTATGATTCCCCGAAGTAATGCCAGCACCAGCATTGAACCCAACTGCTACGTTGTAATCTCCCGCAGCGGTCATAATTGCGGTCATTGCGCTCGAACCGATGGCCGTGTTGCGGGTGCTTGTATTAAGACTTCCATCTAGCGCATCTTTGCCAACCGCCGTGCTGTCCGTATCTGCTGTGCCGCCAGTACCCGCACCGTGGCCAATGTCCAGACTGCCGACTGTGATTCCCGCAGTAGATGTGATCGTAGTCGCCGCAACAGTCGCCGGTGTGGTTGCGCCGAGTGTGCCGTTTAGTGCTGCTGCGGTTACTGTGCCAGCCGAGACAACCAAGTCCAAATTGTTGCTGCCGTCCTCGCTTATGGTGATGTTGCTGCTCTCGTCGTTTGAGAGCCATTGCATCACATCTGAACTCGCACCATCGGATTTGATGATGGGTTCGTTTTCGACTGTCGTGCCGCTAATCGTTATACCCCTTGGAGGAGTTAATGTTGCTCCCATAGTATTACCTTTCTGTTAGACGAATTCAGTATACGCAAGTCTGGCGGCAGTCGATACATAGGCTGCACTAATAGTGACCTTACCAACATATCCCTCAATGTTTATTGTCGCGCCCAAACCATCTCCATTCGATCCTCCACCGGGTAAAATATACTGCCAAGAAGAAGAAGTGGCCGCTTCACCCAGTTTAAGATAAATCTTTACTGTTCCAGTGTTGGAAACAGTAAATGATTTCCGATAATCGTTTAACGCCATTATCTGCAAGGATGATGTCGATGAAACCGACACATCCCCGTCACTTGTATTCGTGGAGTTAACCGTTCTTCCACCTGTTACTGCTCTTACTTTCATAATTTAATATCCTACAAAATTAAGTTTCTTCACTTGGCCCTGCTGCCTATACACCTTGTCCGCTTCCACGGTGATGAAGGCTTCGGCGGTGCGCTCTTCCAGCACCGCGATTTCGAGTTGGCCATTTGCTCTCAAATAATCCGCATAAATTCCTCGTATGAGGTAGTTCTCAAAAATCTTTGGTACGCTAACGACTGTCCAGTTCGCCGTTGTGGTTGGAACGGTTCCAGCCGCCGCGTCCGTGGTCATGTCGTAAAATTGTCCCGTGGTGGAATAATAAACCTGATCGTCCTCCGCATAATCTGTGGAAGCACTATATGTGTCTCCAGTGAGATTCGGGCGAGTGATCTTATGTTCCACATAAACGGGCGTGTCGTTGCTCGATAAAACTATTTGTTGCGCCGTTCCAGTGTCGTACAACGAATACCCCACTGGAATTGCGTTTGTCGTTGCACGGGGGTCTTTCTGGTAAACTTGCAATATCATCCCCGCCGTTGTCGGATACGGGGCCGTGCTGATGTCGCTCGTTGTCGTGACTACTGCGCTCTCCACGCGCACCAAGTCGGGCCACCGTTCCGTGTCCCACGCCACCGACAACCTCTGGCTCGCCAAGTCGCGGGCTTGCTTAAAGAAGTGCGTTGGTAAATTGTCCCTATCCAGCCCGGCGAGTTGCGCCGCACCATATAGGACAGAACTAAACGTCAGCGTTTGCATCAATCAATACGCGCTCGTTCGGGCCAAATACTTTCCGATAAGTGATGCGCCCAACCGGAGTATCGTAATAGCCAATCGGCCTATCACCCCCATACCCCACTTGAGTCTTACCACTCACACCATTCACCCGGCTCTCTGGATTGTCCCTCAAGTATTCTTTCATAAACTTGCGGTCATCCCAGCACTTGTAACCGAGTCGCTTCCCCCAATAGTGGTAGGAGGTGGGGTTGATCCTCGCCTTGAGTTCCCCCATCCCCTCCACTGATTGAGTTTCGCGCTTGGCCCCGTGCGCGGCGCGGGCTTGTTCAGCATAAGCACTCTCATGCTCGCGCTGCATCTGCCCACGCAACACACCGGCCACGCTTGAAGCTAATTCGTCGCTGAGTCCCTCGACTCCTAACATACTAATTAGGTTGCGAGGTCAAAAATACCGAACGATTTCGGGTTGTGAACGACCAACGCCGCCACTGCCTCAATGAGCCTCGCTGGGCCACCACCGTTGTCAGTCAATTCCTTGATCTGCGGAAGTTTTCCATAACGAATCTCTGCTTGGTCAAACGGAATGACATAGCCAACCGTCTGAACAATGGTTCCCGCCCTTGCAATGAAGGTCGATGGATGCAATTTCAACCGTCCGAAGTCACCCTCGAAAACGTCAATCGCGTTGATGAACGTCTTGGACGCCGCATCTTGACTGAACGTCTTGATTGGACTCGCAGTATGACCCGCGCTTCCAGACGTGATGCTTTGCGTGAAGTTCGTGAATGCCCGCTTCAAGGTGGTTCCAAGAAGCAAATCATAATCACGAATCGTACCAGTGGCTTCAAACAGCTTCTTCAACACATCCTGCACATTGCCTTCCGTAAGGTTGGCGGTTGTCGCCGTGCTTTCGATTGCCGTGGTGTAGAAGCCCGAATCCACCCGTTGAGGACACGTTCCAGTTTGACCATCCGCATCCAAGAACGAACCCAGTGCCTTGGTCAAATATGGAGTAACGCCCCCATTATCAACCTGTGCATCTCCGTCGTTCAAGAACGTCATCTCCATGTCGCGTTTAAGCTCAACCAATTTCTTGGCAATACCGTTTGCGAGTTCCGATTTCACGCCAGCAACGATTTGAATTTCGTTTGCCAAACTCGAAATGCGGAACGTGCGCCTAAACACCTGAACATAGTTCGATGCCAAAACGCGGTTCTTCGCCGGGTTGACAAACAATGCGTTTTTAGCGGAAGCAGCTTCGCCCTGACCTACGCCAGAATCCACGACCCCAGTGACCATGCTAACATCCGTCCCATCAACGTAGCCCCCCACACCGGGGTCTTCCATCGAATCCATCTGCCAACTCATCAATGCGTTGCCCGGCTTCGTGCCTTTTCTCGCCATAGACGTAAAAGGTGTGGAGCGGCTGTCAACATTTGCGATAAGGTTAGACAGGTCTTCACGGCCACCAGATTGAGTGCCGTTATATCCTTTTTCTAAAAGAAGTGCCATAATATAATATCTCTCTAATAATTTGGACTATATGTAGTCCGATTCTAATACAGTCGCTAAAGAGTCCACTGTGTTTTCAGAACCAAAGTTTTTTCTCGCGGAAACTGAACGGGCTTTAGATGCGCCAGTGGTGGCCGGGGCCGCAGCCGGGGCAGCGGGTTGTTCGGGGGCTTTCTTAACCTCCTTCTTCGCCGCTGCCTTTTGAGTAGGGTTGTTCACCATCTCCCGATAAGCCTGTAACCCTAGCTGAAACACGCTAACGTCGGCTTTCCATGTCGGATGATTGCGAATGTCTGGCCTGTTACGGAGGATTTCCATTGCCTCTTGATAGCCCTCGGAACTCCTGTCCTTCCAGTATGGAAACACTTGCTCTACTTGCTGCGCTACCGCAGCTTCTTCCTTCAAGTATTCCAGCCGGTTCGGTAAGTGCTTTTTAATGGATTTCCGGGCATTTTTCTTTATGCCCCGAATTTCCTCGGCACTATATTCGACTTCGTCGCCTTTTGAGTTTTTGACCACCGCGCCATCCGTATTATCCTCACACCATTCAAGCACTTCTTCGGCTTGATCCATTTCCCGATCAACTTCTTGAGTCGATTTCAAACGGCTATATGGGTTCCCATCAACGGGTGACAACGATGGAAGTTCCTCCTTGGCGTCCAATTCAGTGCGTAAAGTCCGAATCTCGGCTTCCAGTCCGTCAACCCTGCCTTCTGCCTCGCGCCTTTTTGCCGTGAGCTTGTCGATCCTCTTGAACAGCCCCTTGTGGGCTTTGTCCTTTTCAGTCGATTGCTCGTCGGTATCTAAAGCCGGTTCAGCTTCCGCAGTTTCTTCTTCAGTATGTGAAAGAGCGTCTTCTTCAGCTTTAGCCTCATCCTCCGGTGGGTCACTCGACTCACCCTCATCGGGAGGCTGTTCGCCTTTAGCTTTTTCCTCGTCTTCCGAAGCCGGTGCTTCTTCCGGTTTGCGTTCCAACAGCATTTCCAGTTGGCTCGCTAATCCGTCAGCGTCCAAAAGTTCGCCGACATTCGTTGTGACTTCCGTTTGTGCCGCGTCACTCACGGCTTCGATTCCCTTATCGCTCATGCTTTTTTATGGCCCGCAAGTTTGGCCGACAGCATTTTTGTGGTTTGCAGAAACCCGCACTTCTTAAACGCCTATAAAGGGGAGTCCGCAAAAGGAAGTAGGGGTGGAGGGTCGGTTTGGGTAGGTTCGGGAGGGTTCAGGAGGGTTTTTGAAAATGCTATTGGGAAGAAAAAAGCCGCCCCGAAGACGGCCCTTATGAGTTCAAGTGGGTTTTCCAGAAATGCGCGTCAACCCTTTTTTTTATTTTTTTATTTCCTAACAACCAGAAACGATTTCCAGCCGAAACCCCCCGATTTCGTGATTTTGGAAAACCCGGTTTGATATAATGGACGCCGCCTATCGAGTGATGGGCGGATTAACTGAAACTAAAAACACATATAAAACAGTGAGATGAAAGAAATAACAAAACTAGATCAAATCAAGGAAGTCTACACCAAGCACTTGCTAGGTGAAGTGTTTCCAGTTCGCATATATTGCCCTTCTAATGATGGCGATTATGTAAAAGTTAACGAAACGGTTACAGAAGATCACATCAAAGTATTAGTTGAAAACTTCGAGCATTGGAGTTTTGACTACAATACCCAAGGCGTTTACCCCAATACCATCTGTTCAACATATCGAAACATCGCCAGAGACTTGGCTAACCAGATAAGTCCTAAATTGTTAATACTATGATGAACGCGCCCTCGCCCTCTTAACCGGGGGCGGGGGTTTACAAAAAAGCCGCCCACCCCATTACAGGATGAGCGGCCACTACTAACATGGACTATACAACTATACCGACATATCAGTTGAGCTTCGAGACTGCACTCTCTCTCAACTCAACCAAATGGTTCTTGAAATCCAGCAGCGCATCGGCGCGGCCAGACTGATGGATTCTCGCCTCTCCTGTCGTGTCCGCACTGATCGCAGTCACCGTCTCCACATCAATGGCGGCGTCCAGATTATCCAGCAAGGTATCCCAAAGCAGATTCTTGCCTTCCCACTGGAACGCTGACAGGTTTTGCATCATGTTACTTGACTCACTCCTATGCGACCAATCTGCGCGTTTTGCTGCTGCATCAATGACATTTGCAGATTCTTCGTGTAGTTCTCGAACAACTGCCTGAACAGTTCGTCGCCCTGCAACGCCTCTTGCGCCTTCGGGTTGCGCCCCATAATTTCCTGCGCATACTGCATCTTGGTCTGCGCCGCCGGGTCGTTCTCCGTGTAACTGGCCTCGTTGCCTAACATCATCTGGCCAATCTGGCCCTTAACGTCCTCGTACATCTTCTGCGAAGCCGGGGCTTGGTCGATGATGAGTTCCTCCGCAATGTCGGGACTAATCGCCCTCGTAATCATGCTAATCAACTTGTTTCGATCCAGCACTCCACTCACATCCTGCGGCACAACATACTGCGCGATGTTTGAGAGTTTGCTCGCCACATACTCTGTGTCCAGTTCCCGCACATCGAATTTCAGCACGAAGTCAAACTGGTACATATCTGACTCTGGAACAATGTCCGTTCCAGTGATGCGCTGGATTTCCTCCGGCTCCAGATATTGCAAGCTCAACTGGAACATCTGCTGGTACGCCTCTGTCCAGACTGTTAACCAGTTATTCACAAGTCGTTGCTGCTTGAGTTGCGTCTGCATCGTGGGTACTGCCTTATTGGCGCGGCCAAAATAAGCGTCCGCTTGTCGCTCCACGGTTTCAATCAGACTAAACGCAGTCGTGGGTTGCCGCGCCGGGGGCCGCATGAACTCGTAGTCTCCAGCCTTCATCACCGGCAACTGCACCGCCGGGCCAACCTTGTTCGCCAACCCAAGCCGCTTGTTCACCATGATGGGCGGTAACGTCTCGAAACTCGTCGAGTCGTATATCGAATCTCGTTGAGTCTTGATCTCGTCCTGCCATGTCCGACAAATCTCCGGTACTCCACGGCTCTCCGTGATGCGGCGTTTGAGTTTCTCCCGGCGATACTCCACGAATGGATAGCGGCAGTGAACGTAGTCGAGTAGTTCATGCTTCGCGTGGATGTCCTCGCCGCCATCTCCGGTTTGAGCTATCGGGCTGAATATCGTGTAATAAATACCCGGTATGCTGTTGTCATCCAGTTGGCGGCTATATGCGTACACCACCTCGATTAAGTTGTCCTGCCGATCAACGTGGCTGCTGGTCATGTCGCTCAATTGCACGCTAAAATCGTGGAACTCCGTCGAGCGACCCGCCGTCTTGACGGTGGCCTCCACCCAATCCTCGTTCCAACCCTCATCCACAACCTTCGCCCGCAACTCAACCTCCGTCATAAACACGCGACGAAAGATGACCCGCGCCGATTGCAAATCCACGGTTTCAGGCGGCAGACTGACTTCCTCCCACGGCTTCAACGCCACAACCGTTGGCTGGTTCACCGCCAAATATGCTTGTGGAAGAATCGTTTCTCCAGTGTCGCGCAGTTCCTTAATTGCCTTTCGCGCCTTGCGTTTTCCAAGGCCGGGGAATTGCGCTTGCAACAACTCCATAACTTGCTCATCAGCTTCGGGCGCGGCCATCATTTCCGGTAAAGACTCAACATCGGCCCCAGCTTGTACTGCCATTTCCAACACTTCATCAATCGTGATCTTGCGCCCCTTCACCGCGCTTTTCTGCTCCCACCCAACAAACAAAACGCTCCAACCATATTGCTGCCCATATTGGGCGAGCAGTTCGGACTCACGGTTCAACACATGATACAGCTTGGTGTCGCGCTGCCACCGCATCATGTTACTCGCCACTCCAGCCGCTTGGGAATCCCCGATCTCGGTTCCCCCAATCTTCAGTGTGGCCCGACTAAACGAGGTGGTCAGCACATCCACCGTGTCATTTATAACTTGGTCGGCCAACGGTATGCGGGTGTCGCTCGCGCCCTCCCAAGGGAATGCCTCTTTCCCCTCTGGTAAGCTCTCGCTATGCTTGCGCCCGTCCGTGGTTTGCCCCACCCAACGTGTAAATCTAATGTTGTCCACATCAGACACTTTATCCAGCGACTCGCCATCGTGTAGGCTGCGACTGTATTCCGCCGCTAACTCCCTCACATCTGGTGTGTCCGCTGCCTTCGCTAATTTATCAACTATCTCCATCTTTCTTTTCCCCTCTCAAGTGTTTAATTAAGTCATCTCTGTAATACCGGCGATGATCTCCCACCGTCCTGTAAATTCGTAGCGCGTTTAGCTTTGCAAGTTGCGCGAGTTGTTTCTGGCTCAACCCGGTAACTGCCGCCGCCTCATCTGGCCTCACCAACACTGGCAACTCAAACAACCTCATTAGTATGTACCCACTGCCGATCCAGCGAAGGTCTTGTCATCCACGAAGATCGGCTCCATCACGGCCAAATATCGGAGCGTGTCTATGCAGTCCTTGCTCGCGCCCTTCTCACCATCGCGCCCCGTCCATTCATGTAAACTGTAAATCAGATTGCCACATTGCTTACTTATGTAGAGGCCCGGCTCATTAACGGCTGTCACGGGTTCGTTTTGGTCGTAGTTTAGCCAATCGTTTACAATGGTTAAGCCGTTGGCCACCGAAATTCCAGCGGCTTGCTCAAAATACATCGGGTCTTCCCCTTCCCCTAACAAATCAATAATGCTTGTGCCGCCCTCGCGCCCCGCCGCTTGGCTGGCTCCAGCGCGAGGATCAATGTATCGCACCTCGATGTCCTCGCTCTGCTCCAAGTCGCCAATTATCTCCTTCACCTCTGGAAGCCCGCGTCCAGCCCCCACACTCTGCGCCGGGCCGGGCGCACCATCAGACTTGTCGCTTGGCAAAGCCCACTCCCCATATTCGTCTAAATTGGGCCACTCCCTATAAATATATCTGCGCCCTCGATCATCCACCCTCAACCAAAGTACAAACCAGTTTCGGCTCCACGCGGGGTCAACCGCCATGTAATTTGTGCCTTTCAACGGGATTTTGTCCGCATCCAGCGTGTGCGTCTCGCAGAATTTCGGGAACTG